TAAAATAAAACTTATAAAAAATGGCGAAGTATTACAAACAAAACAATGATGCAAAGTTTGACTTTGATTTATCTCAAACTGATTGCAGAATAAACATTGAGGAAGCATATTCCAATGAACAACCATCACTGATTATACTTGATGAATTTCTGTGTTCAACCATTGAGGTTAAGTGTCAAAATATGGCAAAGAATACAGGTAATTTTTATCTTGAATACAGGTTAGCAAAATGGGATAAAACAATAAATGATTATGGTGAATATTTTAATTCAGGACTATTGGTATCAGAAGCTACCAACTATGTTTTAACTTGTCACGAAATGGTTGTTGTTGTTCCGTTAGTATTCCTTAAATACCTTTACATCAATAGGAAAAAGTTACAGGATTTACACGGTAAGAAGAAATTCAATTTAAAGGATAGCAGTGTTGAATACAATCCAAAGTGTTTGGGTATGGTTATCAACGTACCATTGTTTATGGAGTTATACCTTGAATGGATTAATTCAGCAAATTATATTCAATACAGAATAAAAAAATCTGTTAAATAATTTGTATTACGAAAATAAATCTATATATTAGTTTATACCAACACCGTGAATCTGATGGTTCGCGACTAAGACCTCAGACGAGATGTTTGGGGTCTTTTTGTTTTATCAACTTTTTTTATTATATTTATATATATAAAATTAAAAGCAATGAACAGAATGATTGATTTTAACGGATGGTTGGTAGAAGAGAATGAACCTTCATTACCACAATTCCACGCAATGAGTAAGGAAGAAAAGAATGCTTACATTGTCAAAATAATTGACAAGAAGCCTGAAGAACGTTCCAACATACAGAAGCACATAATTAAGTTTTACAGCTTGTTACCAGAGGAAAAGCAAAAACACTTTTTCACTCTTGACACTGAACACGAAATATAATATATTTAATATCAGTTCTAATAATGGTTAAATAATCCCGCTAATGGCCCCTCCTACTGCCAGGCGGGATTTTTGCTTAATAACGATATATTTATATTATATGGAGTACAGAGAATGCAGAACTTGTGGGGAGTATTTATCAATAGAATATTTCTATTACTACGTTAGTGAGAAGACGGGTAGATACAATTTATCTTGTCCTGATTGCAAAGAATGTGATAGAGAGAATGCTAGAAGAAAAAGTGCAGAAGAAAGAGGTAACGCCGGAAGTGAAAAGGTATTGGCTACACCAAACAAATATAAAGATGCAGACCAGAAAGAAATAACATTTACATTTATGAAAATGATGGGATGGAAGTTCAATGAAGAAAAGGGTATATGGTATGACAACATTAAGAAGACAAAGGACGGTGAGTTTATTGGAGTATGGACACCAACCCCAAAAAAAGTTAGACCACCAAAATTAACTTTCACAAAAGAAGACCCACCAAAATTTACCTACAAAAGAGTTAACTACAAAACAAAGAATGTACAAAATGTAGTAACAGAAGAAACCATTAACAAAATCCTGTATGACTATTATATTGAAAATATGAAGTATGCTGATATAGCTGCAAAATACAACATACATAAAGATAAGGCCGAAGGTTATATAAAATACTTCAACTCGGTGGTGAGAGGTAGTAATAAACAAACGAAAGTCATCCCAACACCAAAGACAACAACTATACGTAAAAAACATTTTAAACAAAATACAGAATATGATAAAATACCAACAGTTGTATTAAAAAGGTTTAACCCCATATTTACACCGGAAATAATTAAAAAGATACAGCTTGATTATTTTAAAGGTGGTTTAAAGTTTTATGAGGTAGTAAAGAAGTACGAGGATTTTGATGCTAGCAAAGTAGCATATATAATAAGGAGAACAATGACATTAATTAAAATGTATAAAGAAACAAATGAAAACAAGAACAAAAATCGGAGAGATAGAGATACCAAATGATTACTTGAATATGACTGAAGAACAAAAGCACAGTGTTTGTCTTGGTCTATTTGAGGTGATGATTGATGCGCTTAACAGAAGTGCAAAACCAGAGTATGATAGATTTATGATACTTGATAAACTTTTGGACAGCAGTATCCAGACAAACGTGGAGGAAGAGAATTATGAGGTTGCTGCAGTCTTAAGGGACATACAAATGCTTATTAATGCGTAAAGAAATAGAACTGTATTTAACCAACAATTACTACGAACTTTTAAACATTGCCAAGAAGATTACAAAGGGCAATCAATTAAGTCAGGAATTGCTACATGAATGTATCATCCAGATATATGACAAGGACGAAATAATATTAAACAAATATACTGATAACCAAATCAAGTACTACATCGTGGCCATTATGCGAACTAACTGGTATTCAAATACCTCCCCATTCTATTACCGAATAAGGAGAGAGTCAGCAAAGTACGTGGACCTAAAGGAGATACTTGATATGGAAGCAGAACAGGAAAGCTTTGAAAAAGAACAATTATTGGTTATATTAGAAGAACAGTTCTGTGACCTTAATTGGTTTCATAAATCATTATTTGAATTATATATGACACTCGGTTCATTAAGCAAAGTATCAAAGCAAACTGGAATACCACTAACCTCCGTATCAACATATATAAAGCAATCAAAAGCTGAAATTAAATTAAACATATTAGAACAACTCAAGAAATAATTATGGAACGAATTGCAAAAGGAATTATACACACAGAGAACCCTGTTGAACACTGGGGCTTTCTACCGATTGAAGGTAAAATCATCCTGGATCTAGGATGCGGTATTAATAACAATGAACATATGCCAACACCAATGCACTGGTCAACCAATAAAGCAAAGCTGGTGATAGGTGTGGACCCATCAGAAGAATCATACCAATGGTATAAGAATAACTTCAATGTAAAGAACTTTATTAACATCAAGGACTACGTTGACCGTATCGAGAAGTTTGAACTGTATTTGGGCTATTACAAGCCCGATGTATTAAAGATTGATATAGAAGGGTCAGAACTATTTTTGAATGGCTTAAATCCAGAGTATCTGGCTAATACGCGCCATATTGGTATTGAGTATCACAACCTATCTTGTTTGGTATCCTGTGAACGACTATTAAAGGATAATGGTTATGAATTAACATACTACAAATTCCCACACTTAGACATAGACTATCAAGGTGTATTGTATGCATTTAAACCATCAGTAACAGTAAAAGAAAGAACAAGCAAAGCACAAACCCCAGAACAGTTACACGCAGAAGAATTAAATAAGTGGGCTAACGACCCATTCAACAATAAAGACAATTATTAATATATGGACGAACTACAAAGATTAGAAGAACTAAAGAAAGAAGCATTAGCAAATCCACTCAAGAAGAAACGTGGATGCAAAGACTGTAAGAAGAAAGCAGACCAACCTGTTGAAGCACTACCAGAACCTGTTGAGATAGAACCAATCGGTCCAACAGAACAAGACATTAAGCTAGCATTAGACTTAATGGTGGGAAGACCAAATGAAACAGATTTAAAGTTTATCGAATGGGTACATAAATCCATATTCGGTGAAGAACTACCAACTGGGTGTAGCGCTTGCGGTGCAACAATTGAACGCAGACTAAGACACAGGTACAACTTAATAAGAGGAGTAAAAGGATAATTATATTTATTAGTATGAGTAAAGAACAAAAATCAACAGCTGTACAGATGGAAGAACGTATGCAACGTGTCTTTGAGATGATGCTATACGAACATTTGTCCTATAATGAATTTAAGGAGAAAGCAGCAAAGGAATTTAATATCACAGCAAGAATGGCTGAGAACTACTGGAAAGAGGCTAGAGTGCGTCTTAAAGAACGTTTCGAACGCAACAGTGAAGAAGTACTCCAAGACCATTTAAACCAGCTGTATGACCTGTTAAAACGCGCCAGAGAAGATAATAATAAAAGAGTTGAGAGAGAAACCTTGGCTGACCTAGCAAAGATAATGGGACTAGAAGCTACAAAGAAAGTAGACCTAACCAGCAACGGTCAACCAATAGCCATCAACATTAACATAACTGAATAATTTTTTTGCTAAAAATGTTAGCAATGTTTCGTTTTTAAGATAGATATATGAAAAAAATTGAATTTGTTATACCAACATACAACAGAATAAACCATCTGATAGCCACCGTTAGTTCGCTAATTGCGCAGTCAAATCCAAATTGGAAAGCACATATTGTTGCTGACTGTCCTGAACCAGACTTTTTAAAACGAATGGAACAGATGATTGATTTTTTTGATGACCCAAGAATTAGAGTTACGGTATTAGAAGACAGACATAATGATTGGGGACATACTCCAAGACAATATGGTGTTGATAATGCCACAGAAGAATGGGTGCTAATGACTGGTGAAGATAACTATTATGTCCCAGAATTTGTTGATATAATGCTAAATGAAGGAAAGGACCAGCACTTTGTTTATTGTGATATGGTTCATAACTGGACTGATAGACAATATATTCCAGTTAAAACTAAATTAAACTTTGGTCAAATTGATATTGGGTGCTTTATGCTTAAAACAAATCTGGCACAAAAGATTAAATTAAAAACAAATCAAGAATGGGCTGACTGGTATTTCGTTGAGGAGTATATGCATAAGTTTAAACACACAAAGATGAAGAAGGTAAACAGAATACTATATGTCCACAATTGATATAAATCTAACTAAAAAACAATCCATAGCGTGGAAATTATTATTCGATGATAAAACTAATGAAATTCTGTACGGTGGATCCGCAGGCGCTGGAAAATCTTGGCTTGGTTGTTTGTGGATTGTTACACTATGTTTAAAGTATAATGGCATCCGTTGTCTAATCGGTAGAACAGTGTTGCAACAATTAAAGCTAACCACATTAAACACCTTGTTTGAAACACTTCACGCAATGGATTTAAAGTCAGGTGACCACTATACATACAATGGACAATCCAATGTAATAACATTCTTCAACAAGAGTGAGATTGTGCTAAAAGATTTAGCATATCAACCTAGTGACCCCAACTATGACAGCTTAGGTGGTCTTGAACTATCAGCAGTATTCGTAGATGAAGCTGCACAAATCCCACAACTGGCATACAATATCCTTAAATCACGTATTCGTTTCAAACTAAATGAATTTAATTTAATACCAAAGATATTAATGACGTGTAACCCTGGACAAGTATGGCTAAAGAAAGTATTCTATTTACCATTCAGTGATAACACATTGGATGAGAACAAAGCATTTGTCCCAGCATTACCACTAGATAACCCACACTTACCAGCATCTTACATTGAGATGCTTAAGTCATTACCACCAGGTCAAAGACGAAGACTACTAGAAGGTGATTGGAATTATGAGATGGAAGCAGATAGTCTATTTGACTTTGATGATGTATCAGCAGCCATATTTAAACACGCACCAAAAGCAGATGAAAAGAAATATATATCATTAGACGTAGCGAGGTTTGGAACAGATAGGTCTGTGGCTTGTGTATGGGTGGGTTTAACGGTCGTTGAGGTGCTTGTCTATACCAAACTATCAGCAGTTGAATTATCGTCCGAAATAAGCAATCTAATAGCGAAATACGGGGTGCATCCAAAGAATGTTATTATTGATGCTGATGGTGTCGGAGGACCTGTGAGTGATATTTTAAGGGGAACAGACTTTGTTAACAACTCAAAAGCATTACACAACCAAAACTTTGCTAACCTCAAATCACAGTGTTATGTAAAACTATCTGAACTATTTAAAGAAGGGAAGATTAGTCTAAACGTATTGGACACATCAATGGTTGATGACTTGACACAGGAGTTATTAGCAGTTAAATTAAAAGACGTAGATAAAGATAATAAGGTACAGGTAGGGTCAAAAGATGATATGAAGAAAGTTCTTGGTAAATCACCAGATATTTCCGATGCATTGATGATGCGAATGTACTATGAAATAAAAAACCTGAAAGCCACAGGTCGATACTCAATGGCTTATATATAAATATATGGTTAAATTTAAAATTGATGAAAAGGAATACGTACTTCCTGACATAATCAGCATAGACAAATATGCAAAGATATACAAGATTAAAGACTTATTCAGTGATGACTATTTCGCTGCTAAGCTATTAAACATAATGACTGATGCACCAGTTGAGGATTTAATTCAGGCTGATTATCAAGAGGTTAGCTATTTGGCTAATTATGTTATGTCATTAATTCCAACTGGAAAGGACATTCCATTTAAAGATAGATTTATTTTAAATGGTGTTCACTATGGTTTCTTTCCTAATTGGAAGGACCTAAGTTTTGCTGAATTTGTGGATATGGACACCATCTCAACCAAGAAGCCAGAAGAGTTATTGGACCTATTGCATATCCTAGCAGCAATTATGTACAGACCCATAGTGGAGGAAAAGTCAGAACACGATTTTAAGATAGAGAAGTATGATGTGGAAAAGATGAAACAGCGTGCAGAACTGTTTAAAAAAGACCTAGATGTGAAGTATATAATATCAGCGCAGTTTTTTTTTATCAACTTCGTAAACAAATACTCAAGTTATACCCAGTTGTCTTCGATTCAGACATTATCGATATGGACGAAGATAAAGCTTTTATGGATGATGCGCAAGATGATATGGTTTCTCATTTTCAAAAAACGTTCGGATGGTACGTGGTCATCAACAGAGTTACTGGAAATGATATTACAAAACACGAAGTTATCCTCGAAAAACCGTTGATTGAGATATTAAACCAGTTAACCTTTTTGATACAGCACGATATGGTTCAGGCCAAATTACAAGAACAACATTTGAAGAAACAAAATAAATAAATTTATATTTTATTATAGATGACAAATTATTATCAAATATTACAGGATTTTAAGGGGATTGCGTACCATCATCCACAGATTAACTCATATGGTGTAGGTGACATTACGCAAATCACAATGGATATTGAGACCAAACAGGAACCAAGATATACCAAAATGTATGTGGTGCCTGGTCAGACTGTGTTAAATCAAAACGTTTTAACATATCAGTTCTCAATTATTATCCTGGACAGGATTGATGATGATTACTCAAATCAAAGAGATGTAATGTCTGACACGCTAGAAATAGCCAAAGACGTTTTTACTATACTATACCAATCATATACAGCACAATATGGTGATTTTACTTTGTATTATGAACCAGCTTGGGGGCCTAATGTAACACCATTCCTAGAAAGGTTTGAAACAATTTTAGGTGGCTGGACATTAAACATTACAATCAATCAACCATTTGATTATGACAGTTGTGTGTTACCAATATCAGGTCTTACCTTACCAGTATCTGTAAACTATGTAAACTATAAACAGGTGGTTGATGATTTGGAGGATATAGCGATTGCACACGAACAAGTTAATTCATTTGGGTATGGTGATATAACTCAATTAACAATGGATGTCCAAACAAAGAAGGAACCATTATATACAAGGATGTATGTATTACCGGCTGACACCATATTATCTGAGAACCAACTAACAATAAATTTTACAATAATAATAGCAGATAGGATAGAAGATGATTATTCAGACCAGCAAGAAGTATTAAGTGACACCTTGGAAATATGCAAAGACGTATACACTGTGTTATATTTATCAGAATACGAGACTGAGTGGGGTGCAACACTTGAACCATTTTTAGAAAGGTTTGAGACTGTTTTATGTGGATGGTCAATGAACATCACCTTAACTCAACCATTCGATTACAATAGATGTGTACTACCAGAGAGACCGTTTACAGTTGGTCAGAAATGGTTTGAATTGGCTGAACTATGGAACACTATAGGTAAAGATTGGAAAAATGTATAAAACAAAAATATTTAAATAACTATGGGTAATTTAACTAATCAATATGTAAGTCAGTCCTATCAAGGTTTATTAAAGCTTGATAACAGTAATACTGGTGTAACAGC